ACCAATCAAGGCAAAGTATCCGAATTTGAATATCACTAGTGCTTGGAGATCAGAAGCACAGAATACGAAAATCGGTGGATCAAAGACCTCGGATCACTTGAAGGGGATGGCGATCGATTTCCAACTGACTGGATTCAATCGAAAACAACACTATGATGCTGTTATTGAGATTCAGAAACTACTTCCGGCATTCCGTCAACTTATTCTTGAGTATAAGGGTGCTACTACCTGGATCCATATTGCTTTCAATATAAATAATAACATTATGCAGGCATTGACAATTGATGCAGCAATCAACAAGACTCTCAAATCTGGTGGCTATGTGCTAAAGGAATAATATGCCAGCAGTAGCACGACTTGGTGATAAATGTTCTGGTCATGGTTGTTTTCCTCCGAGGGTAAATGACTCGGCATCATCTGATGTATTCGTAAATGGCAAAGGCGTACATAGGGTAGGAGACCATTGGATTCCGCATAAATGTAATAAGAATATGCATGATTCAACTCTTTCTGCTGGTAGTTCTACTGTATTTGTTAATGGCAAGGCTGTCGGTAGGATTGGTGATGATGTTGCCTGTGGCTCAGTTATAGCACAGGGTTCTTCAGACGTATTCAGTGGGTAACTAAATAATACATGGCCACAAGAACATTCGCAGATATCGATGCTAGTTTTACACCAAATCCCGTAACAGGAGATTTGGCAGTAAGAACAGACGACCAGGCAATTAAATTTGCTATTCGATCACTGATAATGACGAATTATTTTGAGCGTCCATTTCATAGTAATATTGGTTCTCCTGTCAGTTCTCTCATGTTTGAAAACATGGGTCCAAATTTTAATGCCATCCTCAGACAAAGTATTACTGATACAATAAACAACTTTGAACCAAGAGTTGATGTTTTGGAAGTTCAGATAGATGATTCACCAGATAATAATCGAGTGTATATCTCGATTATTTTCAAGATTAAGAACACAGAAAGACCAATCGAGGTCGGGCTAACTCTAACGAGAACACGATGACAAGCAAAAACATTAGAACCGATGCTCTTGATTTCGATGAGATCAAACAGAACATCAAAACTTTTCTTCGTGGTCAGTCTAAGTTTACTGACTATGATTTTGAAGGTTCCGCTCTTAGTATTCTGATTGATGTTCTTGCGTACAACACACACTATAACTCACTGTACACGAACCTCGCAATCAATGAGATGTTCTTGGATAGTGCGAACAAGTACTCTAGCGTTGTGTCATTGGCAAAGACTCTTGGTTATAATGCTAAGTCTATTACTAGCGCCAGAGCAAAAATAAATGTAACCATCACTACTAGTACATTTAATACAAATACTTTAGCTCTTCCTGCAGGAACAATTTTCCGTGGTAAAGTTGGTGATGTTGAATATGATTTTATCGTAGAATCTGATGTTTCTTCACAGGGATTTAGTCCAGATAACATCAATGGTGTGTATAGATTCTATGATGTAAATTTAGTTGAAGGCTATAGACTAACGAAACAATATGTCGCAACTGATACTGGATATGATTTCGCCATTCCAAATAGATTAGCTGATCTTTCGTCTTTACAGGTTGAAGTACAAGATAGCGCGACGTCAAATAACTATACTGGATTTGGATTTGCTGCTGATACGTTAACAGTTCAGGCTAATACTCCTGTATATTTTATCAAACAAAGAGAAGATCTTTATTATGAAGTATTCTTTGGTAATGATGTAATTGGTAAGGCAGTCAATCCTGGTAATGTTGTGCACCTTAGTTATTTGGTTAGTTCTGGTTCAGCTGCGAATGGTGCCAATAACTTCGTATACTCCCGTGGATTGACCATTTCATCTATGACATCAACTGTCGTAGAGTTGGTTTCTGCTGCTTATGGTGGCGCAGAAGAAGAAGATATTGACTCAGTTAGGTTTAATGCTCCAAGAGCATATGCATCACAGAACAGAGCTGTGACTGCTGAAGATTATAAGAATATCCTTTATACCAATTACCCATCAATTGAGACTATTGCTACTTGGGGTGGGCAGGAGAATTACCCTCCTGTATATGGTAAAGTTTACATCTCAGCAAAACCATATGGTGCAAGTTCTTTCACTGCTGCTGAAAAAGAAAGTATTGTAAACTTTCTAAAGAGAACTAAGTCTGTTGTATCAGTTACTCCTGTGTTTGTTGATCCAGAGTTTCTGAGAATTGAACTTACTACAACGGTAAATTTTAACAGAAATGCAGCACGTCGAAGTGTTGGTGAGATACAGAGTCTTGTTGCATCGTCTCTCGTACAGTATGGAAATTCACTTGGGAAGTTTGGTTCTAATTTTAGATATTCTAAGGTTGGTGCTTTGATTGATGGAGCCGATGACTCCATTACGAGCAATGAGACATCGGTTAGAATTAGACATACAATAAGTCCGTTGTATAATAAGAATGGAAGATACACAGTTCCATTCGATAACCCTATCTTTGAGAATCCACTTGGTGGGTCATTCTATTCAACGAGATTCTATATTCCAACAGTAGAAGATCGTTGTTATCTGTCAGATGATGGTGTGGGGAATATCGACCTTTATTCAGAAACAGTTGAAGGAACTCCTTCTAGAATTAGAACAGTTGGTAAAATTGAATACGTATCTGGTCTAATTGACGTTTATGAGTTAACTATCAGTGGGTTACATGATGTTCTGTTTGAGTTCGTGGTAATTCCAGCAAAGAATGATATCTTTCCGACCAGAAAGTATATCATTCAGATGCCAGAAGAACTGTTAAATATCAGCATGCAAGTTGACAATACTTAAAATAAAATGTCTCAAGCACTTGCATCAATAATTTCTAAATGTTCTGCAGTCGGAACAATAACAGTAATTAGAAAACGTGATATTAATGATGTTCTTCCTGCTGATCTGGTTGAACAACAGTTTCCGTCATTTATTCGTGAAGACTATCCGAAGATGGTCGAGTTCACAAGAGCCTATTATGACTATATGGCTCAGACTGAGAATGGACGGATAAAGAATCTTAGAAATATCGATGAGACCTCAGGTGATTATCTCAATCACCTACAGAATGAATATCTGTATAATGCAGCGAAACCTAATTTTGAACAGGACTTCGCAGCTGAAGATTTTATTAGGTTCTCGCGTCAGTTTTATGCCGCCAAAGGAACAGAAGAATCAATCAAGTTCTTATTCCGTGCTCAAGCAAATAGAGAAATTGACATTGAATATCCATCTGAACTGATATTCAAACCATCAACTGCGCATTGGTATCAGGAGCAGTCATTTAAAATAAAAATGACAGCGACGTCGATTCCTGCTACTTATTTTATTGGCAGTTATCTAACTGTTAGAAACAAATACGGAGAAGAGCAGACACTTGAAATATCTAATGTTATCGATCTGACTCAAAAGACAGTATCAACTGACCTGTCTACAGAATTTGAGGTATTCTTTACAACAGAGTTGATTATTGATGTTGGAATTGGTGCTGAGGTATTCGCCACCAACTTTTCCGCAGTAATTACACCATCTATGTCAGCAGTTGAGATTGTTGACCCAGGAGCTGACTTTAGAGTTGGCCAGGTAGTTAAACTTGATAGTATCGCTGGATCTGGTGCAGTTGCTGTTATTACAAAAGTACTTGATGGTGGAAAGATTCGAAATCTCAAACTTATTAAGTTCGGTTCTAGTTACACCACTAACTTCTATCTTAGTATTGAACCAGAGGGTGTATTCACTAATACAGGTGCTTCTTTTACTGTTCCTAGTATTGCTGGCGTAACTGCTACTATTAACAAAAAACTTACAGATGTCACAGAGGGATTTCTAGAAACGCAATCTATCCTAAAATCAGATTATGTTCTTAATAATTCTCCTGGTTCTACACCAATGTATACATACCCAGGATATGATGGTAAGTATGTTTCACAATCATCGAATAGACAGGTATTTTTTCTTGAAGAAAATTACTCTGCTCTTTTATTATGTAAAATTGGTGCAATCTGTAAATATCCAGGTAAATACCTAGACCAAACTGGTATGCCATCTAATGCCAGTGTTCTGCAGGATAATAATTACTATCAAGATTTCTCTTATGTAATTAAGTCTACTCTTGACATTGAGAATTACAGAGACACTATTACAGCTCTGGCACACCCAGCTGGATTCAAGATGTTCGGTGAGCTATCAATTGAAAATGAGTTCTATAGTAATACTACAGCTGACGCGTCGACTGTTGTTATTGACCAAGTTCCACCATCTTTATATCTTGATTTCATATCTAGTAATACTCTTGATTCAAGAATAACATTCACTCGTGCTAGTTCAGGGACTTACTTTGACTCCGCTGGAGTTCTGCAAACTGCTGCGGCCAATGCCCCTCGCTTTGACTACAACCCCACCACGCTACAACCGCTGGGCTTGCTGATTGAGGAGGCCAGGACTAACG